TGTAAATCAAAGCTTTGAGCCTTTTCACACTGATGAGACACCCGGGACTCGAACCCGGGACAACTTGATTAAAAGTCAGTACAAAAACACCCTTCAACCTACCTATATAAGCCATTCTTCTATCTGAAAGTTGCAAAAAAGGTTGCATTTTTTAATGTACTTAATTTAGTGATAAATTATCTGGACTCAGGAGTTCCATCCTTTTCCTTTAAAACATCAATAGCCTTAGCTATTACACTCGGAACGGGTATGCCCATCAACCCGGCATTTTCTATTATTGATATAGACTCATTTGCTATAAAAGCAATTATAACTGCATCCTTTATATAAGACGTATGCATAACAATATCGAGCCTTACTGCTACAAGCACAATAAGAAGCGCGACTCCTTTTCGACATAACCCCTTAAAGCCTGCTCTGGATTCAAGTGCTCCTGATTCAGACTTTTTACTTTTCTTAAAAACTCCCGCAACAATGAGTCCGGTAGCATAATCAATAGACATAAAAACAATCAGAGTGATTAAAGCATCACTCCATCCCCCGAACGCCATTGCAATAAAACCTCCTACTGCTCCAACTATTGAATATACAACATTTGCTTTCATTTTAACCATCCTTTCTATTCTGCAAGTCCATATGTTTTTAAATCTGGGCTCTCAGTATCATAATCCTTCTGATATCTACCATCTTCGTCTACCCAATGATATATATGTTTATTGTCATTTTTAATGTAAACACTGCGAGCCATAACTCCGGATTTTGTTAGATAATATGATTCATTCTCTATATCAATCCACTGCCCAGCAAGCATTGTACCATCAGCAGGATTAAGATAGTACCAGTCCTTGTTTTGCTTGAACCACCCACTGATCGAGTATCCTGCACCATCAAACGCATACCACCTCTCGTCTATATACATCCACTTATCTCTTACAACTACCCCATTAATTTCATACATCCACTTGCCATTAAACTTATTCCACCCTGTAAAGTTTTTTTTCTTATGACTTTCACAAGCCTTGAATGCACACCAACTAATAAACTGTTGACACCAATACGCTGGAGTGTAACCATACCACTTCCCGTATTTAGTATAATTTTCCATACCGGCATTCCCAGCCTTGCTCTCAATGTCTTTATCGCTAGCTTTCTCAAGATATCCTATTTCTTTCCTTGCTATTTCAATCAGTTCCTCAATCGTACAGGTTTCATCACCAAATGACGGCGTCCCAAATCCATCAATTCTATTCCTGTTGCCAACTTCACTAAGTTTGAATACATAAATTTTTCTTGCAACACCTCCACCATTCCTCTCAAAAGCTTGCACAGAAGTATTTCCTTCAATAGTAGTCACTGTATATGTACCATCTTTTTGTTTGACATCTTCAACAATTCCAACATGTGCTACTCTACAAAGTGAATTACTGTAAAAATAAACAATATCCCCATTATGTGGTATCTTGCTATAAGCATTTTCTTTTATAAAAAAACTTTTTCCAGTAGGCGTGTACTGACTATACCCACCTCGTAAAAGCTTCTTTCCACTTAAAAAAGCACTATCCATTTTTATCTCCTTTCTAAAAAAGAGCTCTGAATAATGATTTCTCATTTTCCATAGCTCTCTCATTCCTTACTATTTTCCTACTGCATTTGATGGCGTTGCTGTAATCCCTTCAATGATTCTATAATTATCATCAATTTCTCCATTTTTCTTCATTTCCTCAAGCCTATTCTTAACCTTTTCTCTCCAGAACTTAGGGACATCTTCCAATTCCTTTAATCCATGAATTATTTTATAAACATAAAAAGCTATCATTTTATACCCTCCCCTGTTTTTTCATCTATTCCAATATTTTCTGCAAAACTTGCAGTCATGGCTGAAATATCTTCTATAGCTTTATCCTGAACATTGACAATCTCCTTTACCCTCTCAAGCTCAATTTCTAAATCCTGAATTTTTTCAAGCTCTATTTCTGCCTTGATCTTCTTACCCGGTTCTACTTTTATTTGTTTTATTCTTCTATTTTCATACTCAGCTACAACAACGTCTCCTGCATATGCAAGAATTCTTTTTAAGTTTTCAGATGTTAGCTCATTTACAAAATCGGCAAATTCTGTAATATTTTTGAAACTAACTGCTAAGCTATACTCCGTACTCTCTTGATCTATATCTACCCTAACACCATTCTTAAAAACTATATAATTCTCCATATTTTCCTCCTATATAATTTTTACCCAATTATCCCTATTATACTCTGCTATAGTATGGTTCCCACTACCTGGATGCCTCAAAAATCCTTTCCAAATGCTTCCGGAATACATACCTATTGCAAATACAGGAATTTGCCATGCAGGAATTTGTGCCAGTGCCAAAATATAAAAATACTTCTCTTCTCCATTTTGTGGCATATCCCATAAATTGTTAGGATCATTACTATATATACCAATTTGAGTAATCTCTCCCCTCCAACTGATTTGTCCTCGATTTTGAAATACCTGTCCTATTTTATCACTTAATGTTTTCCCCATCACAGCATCAAGTGCTGCAACTCCTGCCTGTGTAGCCAAAGCATTATTCACAAGTGCCGGAGTTGCACCCGGAACTCCTTGTGCTCCCTGTGGTCCTCTCTCTCCTTGTTGGCCTCTATCCCCTTGTGGTCCTTTAATATTCCCAATTAATATTCTTGCCATATTTCCTCCTAATCTATAACCAAATATAAATTACCTGTACTCTGCTCATATTCAAAATTAGGCGGAGTTTCTCCGTCAGGTGTTACAACATATAAATCTCCTGAAGCATCAACTTCTAATGTGAAAAAACCACTTGCAGTAGCTGTTATTCCACTTGCTCCTGTCGCTCCCTTTTCTCCTCTGTCTCCTTTATCACCTTTAAATTCACCCGCTTGAAGCCTTCTGACAATATCATCCCTGACTAAATCTACAGCTTGAGCAGAAGTATTTGCAGTATTTGCTGCTCCATTTGCTCTTGCTATCGCCGGCTCTAATTCACTTAGAGTTGTATTGATATTTTGTGCCGATTGACTAACATCATCTATTGCTTCATTTACAGAACTTTGTATTTTTTGGAATGCCCTGGAGTTTGCACTTCTAACTTCTTCGCCATAAATAGCCTCTTCCCAATCCTTTATTTCTCTTGTAAGATCTATCCTTGTACTCATACTTGCTCCTTAAGTTCTATTTTCTCTTATCTTTCTGGAAATCATTTCTTCAATCTCCTCTCCATTTACAACCAATTCACCTTCTACTCTAACCTGACCGTCATTAACTAAAAACACCGTATTCTCTGATCCACGCCCTTGCTGATAACCTGCCCATAAATACCATCTTCCATGTCCACCATCGGCACCACTCATTCCGGTACACTCATCACTTGACTGCAGTATATGTCTCGATGTATCTCTTACTTCAAAATCTCCAATTCTAACATTTTCTTTATTTGCCGAGAAATAGATTTCACTACCACCTTCTATGGTAGTTCCTTCTATGCTTCCACCTTTGATGCTGTTTCCCTCTATTGACGAGCCTTTTATTGTAGTTCCTTCTATGTTTCCACCTTTGATGCTGTTTCCCTCGATTGATGAGCCTTTTATAATTCCCTTATTTACAGAAATACCGTTTTTATCAATAACGCAAAGTATCTCATTGTTTGTACTCTTTACAAGAATCTGACCGTCTCGCCCTGTTCCGTCTCCTCCAACCTCAAGAGTTCCGCCTCTAATTCTGTCAGCAAGCATTGTACCTACATCAATGAATTCAGCCCTCAAGTGCCCGTCAATAGTCCACGCATTTAGATATTCTCCATTAACTCCGTTTCTGCTAAAGCCAATTCCGTTCTGATTTATCTGTATAACATTAACCGCTTGAGCCTTATTGGCAGTATCCATAACAAGAATTCGCCAAGGTTGTACCAAATCACCATTATCATTAAACGTGTCAAGCACCACTGCTCCACCTTTGACGCCTGTAATTGTCTTTAACCCATCATCTAACTTATTATTAATGGTTAGTGCCGTATCCTTAATCTCCCTAGTCATATTCTGCTCTAACGCAAGAGCGGCATCGCTAATTTTTGCTGTATATGTGCTTTGCCTCATTCCAAACGTGAACACATCTCTTTCCGGCTCATCCAAATGACTTTCTTTTTCAGTTACAAAGTACATGGTCTCTAACTTATGAAATGGACTGATTACTTTTGTATTTCTTCCGACTTTTATTGGACTCGTTGAATTATCTATATGTGATAAATCGACTGCTGATAACTTAAAGCTGTTAGGTAGCTCTTTACTTAGGATCTCTTTTCTGGCCTTCTTTAGTAAATTTTCAGGAAGAGTAACATCATCCCAAGACTTTGTACCCACAATAACTCCGTATCGCTCTATAAGTGCCGTATTATCCACATAATCAATACCACCGTTAACAGTTTTTATTGTTATAGCTACTTCATTGACATTTGCTCCGGTCGGTATTAGTCTTGTATAAAATTCATTATTGTTTTCACTTGACTCATAATCGATCAGGTTTTCATCAACACTAATTATCTGTGTATTATCGTCCCCATAATTCCATATATAATCGAGAAAAATCACTCCATTTTCATGTCGTGTCTTTAAATATCCTCCTAACAGCTTTGTTAACTTTGCATCCAGTTCTTCAAGTGTCTTTGTATAACTATTGTTTTCTCTATGTATGTAATCATTAGAATCCGATACAACAATACTTCCCGTATATATTCTTTTTTCCGTCTCAACCTGTACATTGTGGTTACCAAGAATATAATCAATATAACCTCTAACAGTACCGCTATAGCCATATGACACTTGTATAGAATCATTTAAAAGTCCAAGTTCACCCTCACAAATAACTGTTTTAGTATTGTAAAAGTCTTTGCTTATGTTGATAACTCTTCCATACCAAACTTCTTCACCATCTCTCTCAACGCTTATGTATGTCTTATACATAACAACATCTTCATAATTTGGATGAAGGAGATTTATATCAAATTCTAATGTTCCGGATCTCCCTACAATTTCTCTTAAAACCGGTGTTACCACTTGATTATCACTATAGGGTTCTGAGAGCATAAATGTTCTACCATCTAATATTCCTTTTATGGCGTACATTAAAGCATTCCCCCTTTGTAAATAATTGAAACCACTCCATTGCCAATAAACTTATATACATTATCACCTTCTTTTGTTGCCAACTTGTAGATGTTGTTATTTCCAGGTGATAAGTTGTAAGTAGCTCCATTAAACTCTACTTGCATAGTTGAATCTGAAATAATCAAAGGTATTACGGGCTTAGCCAAGCCTCTGATATTTAATGTATAGCTTCCATTAACAGCAATGTTCTTATATCTTCTAATAATGCCCGTTTTAAAATTAAACGGATTCCACAACCACTTATCTCCCAGCTCCGCATTAACCTCTACCTTATAAGGTTTGCACTCACATTCTATGGACACTGTCGAGAAAGGTTTATATTCCTTGTCAAAAGATACCTTACATCTACCCTCATAATAATAGTCCTTGTTATTATCAAGAATTATTCTATGATTTTCTCCATGTAAGTAATTTGCAATCTTTGACATATTAATTGCCCATTCACCTGCAGATATTTCTTTAACTAAAAAGGTAGCCGTTATCACACGACTACCATACATAACCTTCCCAAAAACTTTTGTTAAATCTATAAATCCATCTGATCCACTTAATTTAACTATTTTAGTCTTTACTTCAGGAAAACCTACTTCTATATCTTTACAAATCAACCCAAAATCATTAAATGTATGTTTATTACCAAAGGTAATACCCATATTTCTCATTTCCATCATACAGCACCTCTTAATTCCAAGCTACTGGTAGATCCTAATGCACGATTTACTTCCGGGCTTGCTATTCTTCCAACTTTCTTGCCATCCATAACTATATAAAACTTAGATAACGCATCTGTTATATTGCCAAGTATATCAATTGATTCGCTACCACCTGATGTAGTGTCAATTGAATCCATTGTCAATTGAGTTGAACGTGCCTCTTGCATAATTCTTGCATTTACTTCGTCAAATGTAATAGACTTTGCATTTCCGTTAATTCCTTCCGCAATTCCTGCCGGAATATACTTACCAATCTCGTCTCTCATAAGCCTTGAAGGGGAATGAATACCAAGGAAGTTCTTTGCTGCTTCAAATGCTTCTTTGGCTGCATTCTTTGCCGCCTCTGCAACCTTTCCTGCTGCGTTCTTTATTCCATTGGCCATTCCCTCAATAAGCTGTTTGCCAATATCAATTAAATTAATACTTTTTACCGTACTGATAATTTCACTTCCAAGCTTTGTCACTTCAGAAATCACGCTTGAAACTTTTCCTGCTATTCCACTTGCCAATCCTGCTATTATCTGAATACCTGCCTGCATAAGTTGAGTCTGTAAAACCATTATAGCCTTGACTATACTTAATGCCAAATTTGCTATTGCTGATAATATCTGTGGCATTGCCTGCACAAGTCCGCTTAAAAGAGCTCCTATTATCTGTACTCCTGTAGCTAAAATACCCGGCAAATTTGCAACTAAAGTCTTTACTATTTCAATTATTATTTCAGTGGCCTTAGATACTAAACTTGGAAGATTTTGAGCAATTCCATTGATTAGTGATGTTATAATCCCAACTCCGGTTGTTATGATTGTTGGTAAAGCTGATACTAATGCCTGTACCATATTTTGAATCACTTGAATAGCTGTCTCTATAATTTGTGGAAGTGAATTAACAATACCGTCGATTAGTGCCTTTAGTATTTCCATACCTTTTTCTAAAAACTCAGGAATGCCATCTGCAATCTTTTGCACTAAACTTGATATTATTTCTGCAGTATTGCCAACCGCTTCACCATTAAGTGACATCATTCCCGTAATAAAGCCTGTAATTATTTGAATGCCTGCAGTAATCAATTCAGGTAATGCATCCATAACAGTACTTATTATGTTTCCAATTGCATCCATCATTGATAATGCAATATTCACTTTTCCACTCTCAAATCCTGATAATATTCCAAGTATCAAATCTGCTCCGGATTTCAACAACATCGGCAATGCTGTCGCTATCGCTGTTATTAGACCGCTTATAATTGTTCCTGCTGCTGAGATAATATTTGGTAGTGCTGACACAAGTCCACTTACCAAATTTGTTATAATCTCAACACCACTCTGTAACAGCTGCGGTAAATTAGTTGATATTCCTGAGTTTAATGATGTAACAAAGCTCATTGCCGAACCTTGCCAATCATAGTTAATCAGCGTGTTTGCAATCTCTGTAACCAAGTTTGTAATGACTGATAAAACCTTAGGAATACCTGCAACTATGCCTTCAGCTATTCCAACAACCAGTCCCGGAACTGCAGCTAGTATATTACCTAGCATAGGCATAAGATTGTCAAAAACAAATGTAAATACACTTTCAGTTAATGCCTGTAATTTCGGGCCTATATCTTCACCAAGCGCAATAGATCCCATTAAGTTTTGAGCCGCCGCCTTCATTGCAGACATAGATCCCTCAAATGTCGTTGCACCCTCTCTTGCAGTTGTTCCTGTAACGCCTAATTCATCTTGTATAACATGAATTGCACTGTACACATCTGATAAGTTATTCATGTCATACTTGACTCCTGTCAGCTTTTGGGCATCTGAAAGCAAACGCTCCATTTCAGTTTTTGTACCACCATATCCCAACTTGAGATTATCCAGCATATTATAGTTTCCTTTGGCAAATCCTTGGTACGCCATTTGGATACTATCCATTGATGAACCCATCTTATTTGCATTATCCGACATATCAATAATAGCTGTATTTGCCGCCTCTGCCGCCTTTGCTGTATCTCCGCCTACACCTTTAAGCAAAGCGGCGGCAAAGCTTGTTGAGGTTTGCATATAGTCATTTGCACTCATTCCAGCTGTCTTATACGCCTCATTTGCATACTTTATCATTGTATCAGAAGATTCCTTATACAATGTTTCTATACCACCTATAGACTGCTGCAATGCACTTCCTTCGCTAAGAGTAGACTTTATCAGCGCTCCAATTCCTGCTGCTGCAATCGCACCTTTAATAGCACCTGCAATATTTAGTCCGGCACTATTTCCTGCGCTCTCAGCCTCACCTCCAAGTTCTTCAGTCAACCTGCCCTTTATTCCATCTGCCGAAGGTATAATTTGCACATATGCCTTAGCAATTTCTGTTCCTGCCAAATATTCACCTCCTCATCTTATTCCAGGCATTTTCAAAACTTTTGCCATCACTGAAGCCAACAACATCATCTACATTATCGGCATTTTCAATTTCATCAAAGAGCGACTTGGGTTTATTTCTATTCTTGGCCCCATCTCTTGTTTTCATCCAAACTATCAGCCTAAGATAATCAACAATCATCATCTTTAACGCTTGATCAACGCTAAACTTTGCTCCTGACAGTAGCGTCTTACTTCTACTATCTTCCCTCAACCCTGCTACTAATATAGCAATAAAAAAAGGCTCATATGCCTCATAGTTGTATATATGATACACTTCTGCAAGGTCGCATATCATAGCCTCTTCATTGCACATCATAGCAGCAAGGATTAAGAGTTTTTTAATTCTTTTACACTCTCACAAACATCTGTGAATAGTCCACTTATTTTTTCTATTGGAACTCTACCCTTATCATCAGCTAAAAATTCCAACATTCTCTCGAACTGTTCCTCACCAAATATCTTTTCCATAGCTTCGGAATAAAGAGTGATATCATCATCTTTTGACGCTCTGGCCAACATTCTTATCATTCTAAAATCATTAAGATTTTTCTCATCGATCTCAAACTCAAAACCGTTCTTTGATTTTCCTGCTATCATTCTTTAACCCTTCTTCATATACTCAATATGTGTATTTCCGTCTGTATTCGGTAATGCCGAAACAGTAACCTGATATCCTAATGCTTCACTGTCAGCATACTTGATTTCACCTGTCTCAGTTATCTTTCCATTAGGTATTACAACTCTTTTAGCAACATTATCCCTAAGGATCATATCAATAACATATACGGCCTCTTCTCTTTCCTTAGAATTAGCCTTTATAGTAATCCCAGTAGAAATATCTCCTGCAACATTATCCTCACCATATATCATTTTTAAAACTTCAACATTAAGCCCCTCAATCATTGTGAACTCAAATGTATCAGGTCTCTCTTTCTCAAACTCTAATACAGTATCGCCGCCCCATGCCTTAACCGAATCTGTTTCAGCCGAATTTGAATTTGTTACTCCATCCTCTGAAATATAACCAAGATTTTTAAATGCCTGGTCCAAATCACTTACCGCATCACCGGGTATTGCAGTACCAAGCGGTGCTCTAAACACCGCTCCACCTACCTTTGGTTTACCGGTGGTTACATTCTTAGCATTATTCTTAGACATTTTTGCTCCTTTCTAAATAAAAAGCATCCTGAATAAATCAGAATGCTTAATCAAAAAACACAATATTATATACAGCTTGGTATCTGTACCTTTTTGTTGCTGTATCTGTAAAATTATAATCACTATTCAGTTTACAGCTACTTATCTCAGGTAACTCTATCATCACATCCATTGCTTTTTTAACTTTATCATTCAATACTGCTGCATTAAGCAAAGTATCAGAATATGATTGTAATGCTACCGTTGCATTATAAATATAATCTTCCATTCCTGATGATGTCTTTTCAACAATAATGAACTCTTTTGGCGGACTTTCAGGAATTTCCGCATATACCTTTATCCCCAGCTTATCTCTTAGATATTTTATAATCCTACTTTCAATCATCTGTGAACCGCCCTTAACAAGGTATTATTCCTCATATTCATCTCATAACCTCGTCTATTTCTATTACTGACACTCGCATATGCTCTTGTACCTGCAATTCTAACTTCAAAGTCTCCGCCGGCCTCATTTGCTATTCTTGTAGCCTGTTCTTCTACACTTGATTGAATTTCTTCACTCTTAAGCATAGCCCTGATACCCGGACTGTTTAGTTCAATTCTTACTTTACCCATTGTATCTTTCCACCATGACTTTCTTATTCCAATCAAGTGGAATCAAGCTTTCAATTCCTTCCTGTGGAATACCAAATGTTTTCCAAGTATTGTCAAAAAATCTAACCTTTTTATTTTCCCAATTATTATTATCACCTTTAGGAATTGCAAGAGTATAGACAGCTGTTCTTCCATAAAGCTGTGTAGAATCTGTTATATCGGTAGATGATGCAGGTGCAACCAAAACATTACTAATGACAACTTCTCTCTCAGTTAATATTTCTGCACCAAACTCATCTTCTCCATCTACAACTGTATCAAGCAATACAACATCAATTCCCTTAATTCTCGCCATATAACTCTATCATCCTCAATCTTTGCCTTCTAAGTCCCAGTCTTGAAAGTTCCGATTTTTTAATAAACAGACCTCCACCCGGAACAAGATAAGTTCCGGACATTGAATAACCAAGTGCCGATTCTGATATCTGTGTCATAGGCTCCGCATCTGTGGAAGTCATTAGAGTTCTTGCGATCACATCTACAATCACTGATTTAACAACACTCGCATAAGTCGCACTTGAATTTGCCATTAAGTCAATATCTTTACCATACTTAGTCGCCTCTTCTCGTAAACTGTCGGACACTATAACAAGCAGCTCTATCGCTCTATCTCGTTCTTCAGTATTCTTAAATTTTCTCCATATCTTTTCAACATCTTCAAGCGTTGCCAGCTCACTCATCTTAATACCTACTTCTTCTTTGCTGTTTTAACCTTGCTTGATGCAACATTTGCAGCAGATTCTTCAGATAAAGAATCTATCTCTCCTGCTTTTTCTTCAAGAGAATCAGAAGCTCTTACGAGCTCCCAATTTTCTCCACGAATCTCTGAATCTATATCAATGGTATTTCCTGTAATCACATTAATATACTTCATACCTATTCCTCTACAACTCTTGCAAAGTACTCCGGCACTAAGATTCCCCAACCGATATACACCTCAGCTCTGATATATACCTGATTATATCCCTTCAAGTCTTTTCCGCTATTATCCGGATCACCATACTGAATAATTTCCATCGGTATTTCCTTAGAAAATCCCCACTTGAAAGCGTTCTGGAAATCTCCTACTATTGCATGGTCCTTTACAGTCGCTCCGTTTACAGTACTATTTATATCAATAGGCCTGCCGGCAAAAACTCCGGGATTTGCTCCAAATGCAAATTCAGGATACTGCTTAATTCCATTTGCCTTAATCTTTGCCATAGCACTTCCAAAAACTTTTGACAATGCAATTCCTGTGACATCTCCATCAGATCCGTCTACCAATGCAATAGCCGCCTCGAGATTATCGTCTGCATTTGCTGCTGCATAAACAACCTTCTGTGTTACCTTTGCATCAAAATGATTATTTCCAACTACTGTTGAAGCTGTCTTTGTTCTTGGATTAATTCCGTGAAACGCAGCGAGATCAAGGCCTTTAGCAACCTTTCTTGCAAAACCCTCATTAAATCCGGTTAAAATATCCACCTGTGCTTCCTCTGATGCATACATAAACTCATCAGACACTCTCGCACCGTACTCAAACTTTATAGGTACAATAGTAAGCGGTTCAATGGAAATTCCACCCTCTGACTTTTTTCCATTCTCCGCAACAATGTCAATCTCATTGTCCATAGTGAAAATCATTTCCTTCATTCCGTTAAAAGGAATAGCATCCTGTGCTGATAAAATTGCAAGTGATGACTTGCCCTTTACCTTACTAATTAAATCCGCAACTAATTCTGCATCAAAATAACTTCTTGCTGTATTTAACGCCATTTTTTAATCCTCCTTAAGTACTGATACCAATCTTTTAAAACTCTCTCTTTTTGGATCTATTCCACCCTCCGAGTTCTTAAGAGGTGGAACACTCCTATTACCTTTGATAAGCTTTGCAATACTCAGTGCATCTTCAAGAATGCTTTTCTCATCCTCTCCCTGTAACCTGTTTGCAAACTCATAAGGCAAACCATTATCAAGGGCAATCTTTGTTCTTAGTTTTTCAACCTCATACGCCTTGATTTTTGAATCTACATCTTCCTTTGACAAATAATCTTTATACTTCTCTGCTACCTGTTCAGGTGACATATAGTCTTTATACTTCTCAACCACCTCCTTTTCCGACAAGTACCCCTTATATTTCTTTTCCACCTGCTCAGGTGACATGTAAGCAAGTCTGATAGGCTCTTTTATCGCCTCATCAAACGCCTCTTTTGTTTCAATTGCCTTAAACTCCATCTTTCTTCCTTTCCACAAAGTGTTGCAATCTATAACTAAAAAAGACAAGCTTTTGCCTGTCTTAATAGCTCACTGCCCTTCTTTTCTTTTTTTCCTTTGATTGCCTACATGACCAATGTGCAAGAATTGCACTCTCTAAAAGTGCAATTTCTATCCCTTCTTTATTAGCCTTATATCCAAAACCACCATTAGATCCGATTGCTCTCTTCTCACAGTTAGTAGCAGCTTGAACCATGGAAGGCTGTCCCAAATGACAAATACTTTGACTCTCTAAAGCCTGTTCAAACAATGTATGTAGTGCAATTATATCCGCTGTCTTTGGTAGTACCGGCTTAATCCTTACCTTTGCATCTTTTAATGCATTGACAAGTAAAGCTTTTCCATTATCACCGTCAATAGTTATTGACTCAGCTTTAACTGTTTTTATCCATGCTACAATCCAATCAACGCCTGCTCTTATCGGCCTACAATCAATACCATCAATTAATACCTTATCACCCTTAGTCTTTACAGCTACAGATACAGCAACATTTAATCCATCATGTCCGAATTTAACCCCCACATGTATTCCACCAACCAACAAAGACTCCTCAAAATCTGACACCATCATTGCATTCCACTCTGTAAGCGTAATTGCCGACTTCTGATTATATTTTATCCATAGACCTAATCTCTGAATATTAAAGTCAATCTCATCCGGTCCGATTTCCGCCCTTATCTTTCTCTCTGTAAGAATTGTTCCAAGTGACGGATTCGTTAGATACCAAGACTCAACTTCATTCTGGTCTGTCATTTCATCAACCGCCCACTCAGCCCATCCTGAATCTTGATTTTGTCCCTGTAAAGTCTTGTCTCTATATTTTAAAAAAACAGTTCCCGCTGAAACTGCTGTTGGTGGTGTTCCCAAGTAAATAATTTGTGGATTCAAAGAATCTGACACAACATATTTTAAGGCCGTATCCTGATCATCTGTATATTCCTGTGCCTCATCAATTACTACTAAGTCGAATCCCTCACCCAATCCACCTTTACTTGACCTGGTCCTGTAATTTATAACACCTTTTTTATCACCCTTAAGCATTTCAATCTTCTCAAGACCAAACTGCTTAGTCGTTTTATAATCCTCTTTTTCTTTGTATCCTGCTGCCGCTAAAAGCATACAAGTCTTTTCCCAGGAAGAATGAGATGTAGTTGTCCTATGGGCAGTATGGAGTATTTTTTCTCCACTAAGCAATCCCCACAATTCTCTTATATAAACAACTTCCGTCTTTCCATTTCTTCTCGGTAGTGAGTACCCATATTTAGTATGTGTCCACAGTCCATCTTTATTAAATGCCATAATGTCACATACCAACCTAACTTGCCACTCCTGTGCAACTCTACCGGTTTTATTATAAATCTCTACTGCATCATTGCCTTTTGTCTCCTCATAGTCTGAAACAACGGACTGCGTAGGTATTTGATTTCCTATCCGTTGTTGCATGCTTATCTACTCCTATTCTTTATACTATCATCTATCTTTTATTATGAACATTCTTTGCCTTACCTCTTGTAGGTATATATTGTACCTGACATCTGCAATTTGAATGTCGTCTAAAAACATCATTACCGGTATCTTTTACATCTTCATAGTCATATAGTCCAACGATTTTTTGACACCACTCACAGCATTTTCCAACTGATACCCTTTTAATTTTAGGTGCAAGACCTGCATTACTATGAAAGTCTGCATTAACCTTAACAGCCTTATCAACTGCTGCCATAGATAAGTTTTCAACATGCTCCATAAAAGCAATACTCTTATCAAGATAACTCTTTGCATTAACAACTTCTACCACTATTCCTTCCGCTTTTCTATCATCAAAAAACGGTTTCAACGGCTTTAGTCCTATTCCGGCACTCTCATTTAATATTGCTTGAACCTGTTCACAAACTTCTGCTACCTTCTCATGATTATGCTTTAGTGAACCGGGTATTAAACTTTTCGCCACTTCGATAGGTACAATATCACCCATCATATTTTCCTTTAAATACTTATCAAGTATCTTTGCAATTATCTGTCCTGCTTTTGAAGAAAAAACACTTGCCTCAGCATAAGTAGCTACACCTTTTTCAATCTTATCATATATTGATTTTAAGGAATTATCTTTTATAGCCTTGTTGTATTCATCTTTTATTTTACTGATAACATCACTCATAATACTTTCACTCAATCTTCTTTATGCCTGTTAAGTTTCTCAGGTTTTTTTCACTAATATAATCCGGTACGGCCTGATTAATCTTAATCACACCATCACCAATCGCAGAAAGCATTGCACTATCCGGCTCAAATATCGGCTCCCATTCCGCCGATGTTTTATAAAACGCTTTTCTCTCGTAATTAAAATCATCTCTAAAACATGCAGATACATATCCGACATTTAAAAATCCGCTTCCAAAATTTCTCTGTGCTTTTCTTGCCAATAATCTTAAATTTTCATGAGATGCCTTTATCGCCTCTGCACTTGACGGATTATCTGTAACAAACCCCAAGTCATCAAGTGTCAATCCTGTTTCACCTGCAAACAATGCAGCAAACATTCTAAGCTGTTCAATATGTGGTGACATGCTCTGTTGTGAGAACTGTCCCATTGTCGGGACATCTCCGTCCTCATCCTTTGTAAACTCTATAAGTGAAGACATACTTGCTCTCCACTTCTCAAGGGGCTCTTGATCAGGATCAGTTCCAAGCACATACTTTTGAGGAAACGAATAAAACTCTGCCGATATCTCGGACCTCTTAATTGTTCTCAACGCTGAACCTACAATGCTCATGCAAGCTCTACTGATTCTTGAACGTCCAAACTCTCTTACTGCATCAGGTCTAAACATAATAGGCACTAATAAAGGATTCCCGGCATTATTGGTTATAATCTCCGGTACTCTTTCACCTATCCTATATATTTCCGTTCGCCCCTCAACAAAGTAAGCTTCAGTAACCGTATTTCCGTTTTTATCTTTTTCTAAAATTGCATATCCTTCTGTAAGCAATCCTGTAATAGGATTTATGCAGCCTGTCGCATTAGCTCCGTCAATAACCTGCAGTCTTGGATAACCCTTATCATCTCCTGATATATATACAAAACAACAAGATGATATTAGTGCAGATAATATTGCACTATCAAAAAACACATCCGGATTGTTAAGCTTGAAAATCTCATTGATATTAAATTCATCATCAGCAAATTCTCTGAATATCAATCTATCTGCAAGTGTATCAACGGCCTTTGCGCACCACCCGATACTACCTACCCACTCCCTTAGACTTGGAGGCGTTGATATTTGAAAATCCCTAACCTTATTTTTCATTTCATAAAAATTATATCTTATCTTTACTCTGGTTTTCTTTAAAGCCAGCTTAGTTCTAAGATATTCTATTCCATAAATTTGGCTCAATTACATCCTCCTTTTATTTTCAGCGAGAAATATTCCCAGTACGGGCGTGGGGTACAAAGCAGTAAGGGGTGGGGGTACTATAGCCCCCTATCCTTTATACTTTGACCAGTCAATTGTCTGCGGTAAAACTCTATTGCTTATAATCTCATCTACCTTAGGCATCGGCTTATCTGATTTTTCTTTAAGAATCTTATCGCTTTTCTCCCTGTTACAACACATATGTGCAAGTTGCAAATTGTCAATATCTGACGGATGTCCACCCTTGCTTACAGGTATAATATGGTCTATACACTTACTCATAGGGTTTGGCCACCTAAGACTCATGTCAACCGGCTTACCGCATATACCGCATATTGTTCGTGTTGCATATATCTTTCTCTTGTTCTTCTCAAACGCACCTCTATGCGTTCCGTCCTTGTCAGGTCTATTCCTTGCCGGCATTTAACACTCCTTATAACTTTAAAGAGCACCCCAATTTCTTGAGGTGCCCTTTAGGAGAAACACATGTCATTTCAATTCACAGCCCTTGGCCTGTGAATCTTATGATATCAATATATCACGTTTTTAACTTTATGAGTGACCCTCTTTTTTAAATCATTAGATTTTCTTTTTTCTTTGATAGCAAATAATAAAATCTTCTACGAGTTTCATAGTATTTTCTCCTGCTGCACGGCATTCCCATAACGCTTCTTAAATACTGATATGTTACTCCTTCTTCTGTAATTGCTTTAAGTAAATATCTATATAAGTCTTTGTCTGTCTCCACAATAGTACTTTCTATAAGTTCACACTTATCTTTTAGAATAGTTCTTTTTATAGCAAGTGCCATTGTACTGTCTCCTATCCCTTTCCCACCACCTCCACCACATCCACTCTTTAAAGAATTAATTTTACTTGATAGTTCCTCCTTCCATTCACCATACTGCAAACAAAAATAATATAGTTCCCTTGCCTTCTTTACACTTATCCTATATTTTCCCCATTCTTCTTTATTTACCTTCACGATTTTCTACCTCGCTTTACAGCTTTGCCATTTCTACTTCAAGTGCCTTTACTATTTCTGCAGCTCTTTTTTCTCCGACACCTTTTACACCTCTAACTATATCAGCAATGTATTGTATATCGATTCCCGGAACTGCTGCCTTGCCGTCTTCAAAACCACTCTTATATATACTCTTCACATAGTTATTCATTTGATTATGATCATATCTTTTTATTCGCTCATATTCTTTTCTGTTGATTACTATATCTTTTTGTATTGCCATACCTACTCCTCATATCTTTCTCTTTTAATTAAATGGTAGTCCCTCATCATCTACACCATCCGGTATATTCATAAATCCATCTGCATCCACACTTGAACTATGATTACTTGTTGCTTTTGTATTTTCTCCTTTGCTATCTGCAAACTCCTGACTGTCAAGTATTACATCAGTTGTATATACTTTATGCCCCTCTCTATTGATATAGTTACCTGTCTGCAGTCTTCCTGATACTAAAACCCTCATCCCTTGTCTGAAATACTTCTCTGCAAATTCTGCTGCCTTTGAAAAGGCTACACAGTTTATAAAATCAGCTGATTGTTCTCCCTGCTTCTTTATAGCTCTATCAATAGCCAATGTATACCTTGCTACAGCCATGCTGTTTTCTCCGGATGTATATCTAATATCTGGATCTCTTGTGAGTCTACCCATCAATATTACTCTATTCACTTACTTTCTCCTTTATCTCCAGCCAAAGTCCTTTAACTCCATCTTTCTCATAGCAAAAATCTGTATCATATCCCTCAGCTTCGTATTCGTGCATCAGCTCTATTAAGTCGTCAGAATCTTTGCACCTGATGTATCTAATTTCTTCTAATATTTCTTTTCTTGTCATTGTTTTCTCCTTAATCTTAAAATCTTAATGCTTCGGCTTTCTTATATTCTCACTTATCCACATTTCATAAGGATTCTTAACCTCAGTACTTTCAAAAGATAGCCTATGAATTGTGGATAACTCTTTAATTTCTTTCCAAAGTTCCCAATCACTTAGCTTTTTACCCTTTGAATTTGTCCAGGCTGATTTTTCCCATTCTAAAATCCATCCATTTTGAAATGCTCTAAAAACATACTCACACCTAGTAAATACTAGGACTGAACAACTTTTTGTTAATCTCTTCAACGCATCTTTCAATGCAAGCAATGTTAGTCTATTCTCTGTAGCTCTTTCCTCATACCCAACTCCACTTCTGGTTACGGGACTGCCATCTTTTTTTATAAATTCTATTACATAACCATAACCACCGTTTCTCTTTGCAGGCCCTCTTATAGATGTGGTTATGTAAATATTGACTCTACATTCTGTTTCCACTTAGTCTCCTCTCTTCCTACAGCTCCGGTACTTGGTAGCTTTTGCATCATATATCTTTGATATGGATAACCTGTAACAGGGTTTTCTCCTTGTATCACGCTATCAGCTATTATGTAGTATCCCTTCTTTGCCTTAGGCTCTTTCGGCCAACTCTTTCTAAGCATTATCTTGCTTTCTGCCTGTGGCTCTATCAGATTACCTCTGCTGCGTTTGTAACTAGACTTTCCCTCAGGATCCTTTGTCTCCGCTTTTACTATATACTCAGCCAATCTCTGATATGCCCCTTCTTCGTATAGATCAGTCAGAGCAATATGGCCATACTCCCAATATTTTCTTATAAGCTGAAGCATATTTACCGGATCAGTGATGTTTTCAACTATTATGTGGTGATGCAAGGCATTCCCCTTTTTCCCCATCTCAGTCACTCCGATATACTTGAAACTTATCCCATGTTTTTTTAGATCCAGTCTCATCTTCTTAAAAAAATTGCTTAACTGGTCTTTCGCCTCTTTGAAGTTCTCAGGTCTGAGTTCTTTTTTATACTTAAGAACTATGTGCCAATCTCCTGCTTTGAAATTACCCAATATCAGCCTTTGGATTTTTCTTACCCTGTTAGCATGATTCTGTTTTTTTATCACTTCCGGAGATGCCTTCTCTTTTTTCTCTCTGCTTTTCCCCGGAGCTCCATAGTTACCCGGATAAAAATTGTGAACCTCTATTATCTCTTTATGCTTTCCTAGGTTATACATCTTTTTAACATACATTTTTCTACGCTCCTTAGTCGTAACTTTAATATTTTAATCAAGCAGTTAAAGGGGCTTCACCCCACTTTTTTCTTGACTTCTTAGACCAAAAAGCATAGAATATTTATGTCAAGTAGATGCTTTTTAGCATTATGAGCCTGTCTTTGTTACAGGCTCATTTTTTATACATTTCATTATTTTGTTAAAACCTTTTATTTGTTTCAAATTCTTTTCTAAATTCCTTATCTGAACTTGTTATAAATACCGGCACACCATCAAACTCTCCGTGATGGCCACGATCAGTAACATTGGCAATATAAAACTGGCTTTCATAACCCCTTTTTTCATTTATTTGGTGCCATACACTTCCAATAAATCTTTTCAGTATAGTTCCTCTAGTCACTGTTCTTGCAGTACTCCTTAGATCCTCATATTCGTAGTTATCATCTACCCAACTGTATACATATCCCAATTCCTTTCCTCCCAGAAGTCACTACCCATTGTAATTATCTTATTCCCAAGAGTTCCGCCACTATGTGATGTCTTTTTTGCCGCCTCAGCTAACGTTCCACCGCAATCTAATATGAGTTTAGCTTCACGTAATTCTTCATATGTCCAATAATTAAACGGTCTAATAGATATATGTTTACTCCATCTGCTCTTATCCCATATATCGTTCCCCATATCGTATAGTTTTCTATGAATACTTCCATAGCTACGATTCAAACGTTCATCAATTGCTCTTTGTGTACTTCCCTTTTTAACCATATCAGCCATGATTTCAAACTCTTCTTCGGTCCACAATCTGTGTATAGCTATTTTCTTACTCATAACAAAACTATTCCTATAACTATTCCTACAACAATCAGGCAAACACATATGGTAATCTTTTCAACTACGGCTATTGTTTCCTCAATGCTCTTATTGCACTCCATAAGGTTTTCAAATTCCTCTTTTTTTATCAGCATATATTCACCTTCAGTTTTATCCTTAAAAACATTAGGTACCTGTATTTGTCTATCTTCGTCTCTTTGGATATTTTTATTCATGTATGTTCTCCCTTATCCTAAACTATCCCTAAATACTCTTTTATTACTCCTGCTGCATCCTCAAATCCATAACAGACTACTGCTACATAGCCTTGCTTATTCAGATTCTTTAGCCATTCATCTTGTAAATCCGTTGTTTTATTCTTTCCAAACTTCATCTCAATAAATAAGCCGTTCTTTCCATGTCTGCTTACCGGGAGAAACAGATCAGGAACTCCTGCCTTTACTCCCTGCCTCTTAAGATTTATTGCCTCCAGTCTGTTTCTACTACCACCATTTGGAATGTGAAACAGTAGACTTAATTCCTTATGAGTGCTCGACATCAAATTAGCCCAATCCATTAAAAGAGCTTGCTCCGTTGCCTCCGACTTCTTTTTGTACTGTAATCTCACTTTCTACCCTTCCCCTGTAACTTTATATCCTCATTCAGCCACTTATTAAGCCCTTCTGTCTCAAAAATAATATGGCTGTTTCTCCTAAGAGGATTCATCTTCCTTGCAAAATTCTGTCTTGGATTTCTAAATATTTCCATTAACATTTCTCTGGGAAAGCCCATATCACAAAGTTCACTAATCTTCATTATCTGTTTCGGATATTCCATTGTTCCTCGTCTCCTTCCATAACTCTATAAGTTCATGAGCTATTAGTGATACTTGCTCCACTGTTCCATGAATATACAGATCCTCAACTAATCTTAGTAAAATACTTTCCAACCTTTTTTGTTCTTCTGTCATCACTGTTCACCCCTAAATTTCTTCTGCTTCATATATTGTCATTCAATATCATTCCTTAAATCACATTTCTTATTTCTTTTACTATTTCTAATGCATCTTCCAATACTTTCTTCTTTTCTTTCCACTTTCTATAATCACTTGTATTTGAGAAGGCAAAATTAGCCTTCCACCTACAGCAACTTATAGCCTTCTCAACAAGTCTTATTAACTCTGCTCCATTGTTCCGGTTTATCTTATTATCCATTTTCATGATTACTCCTTATTTTTTCCTAGGAAAAGATTCACAAAGTAGACTTGACCTTTCCCGGATACTTTGGTTGTCTTAGTTACTACTGTGACACCCTCGGAATTTATATAGCTACTCTCTTTAATTTCAAACAACTGCTGCTCCATTGCTCTTTGAGTAGGCATGTTTCTGCTACTACCGGATTTCATTAGATATCCCTTGTCCCTAAGCCACGCAAACAACCTTGTCTGTCCAATATTTACTCCGTTTTGCTTAAGCAATTTTGCAAGCTCTCCCACAAGTATTGATGTGCGACTTGCCGATACCGACTTTGCAAAGAGTGCTAAAGGCTGCAGCTTCTCATTCTCTTCTTCAAGCGATTTTCTTGCTTCCCTTTCTTCTTTTAACGCTTTAAATGCCTCTATCATAAAGTCAGGATTATTAATAAGCTCTTCCGTAGCGTATAATCCATGTTTACGAACTGATTTAAGTATCTGTTTTACTTCTCTCTTAAATTCCTTTGCTATCGGCTTTCTACTCTGCATCAAGACTTCATACAGTCCATCTTCTGTTAAGAACCACATTTCACGATTTTGACCTGACACAAACAATGTTTGTATCAGCTTTTCATTATCATCTACAGTTCTCATCATTGTTGAAATATCACTATGCTCAATACAATTTGCAACATCCTTAGCTAAGAACAGAGGGTTTTCAAAATCTCCATATATCTTGAACTCTTTACCCAACACTTCCCTCTGCTCTATAATCTTCAGATCATTCAAAATCTCACCTCTTTTCTTTTTTTAATACGCAAATACCTCCTAACTTGCCTTATCAATTTCCTTAGCTTTTTGCTCATTTTGCATATTGCAAAAACTCATTCCGTCCGCTACTCCCATAATGTACTTCTTTGCACCGTCATCCAACTTCTCAATAATTCCGATCAGGCTAATAAGAGCCATCTTATCCTCGTTTGTCATATTTTTTTCCTTTCTATTTGATAAACAGTAGGTACAGTCCTACTACAACGACTACCAGTTCAGCTATGCTAAATATTAACTTTGCTACTTTTTTCATCTTATTGCCCTTGCAATGAAGAAATGGTATAATCCAATCAGGTTTGAGGCTTTCGCCCCATTCCTGATTGTTTTTATTTATTTGATACTTTGAAGTATCATATGTATTACTGATATTAGAGTTCCAATCTCTAATGCCAGCCTGATGAGCTTTCCGGTTAAGACGGTGAGCTCATCAATGATTTTGTACCATTTCTTCATTGCTTTTCTCCTTTCTGTATCTTATATACACATTATAGTATCTTTAAGATTCTTTGTCAATACTTTTAGTTTCTTTTTTCAACTTTTTTCTTGACTTTTTTCCACTTTCATTTTATACTTCAATCATGGAGGTAATTAATATGGTAAAAAAAATATCATTACTTTTATTTGCCTTACTTAGATTAGTCATTGTAGTAGTCGGTCTGTTCCTGCTATTTAGCAAGGCTATGTAGAAAGGAGGTAGAATGGGCGAAAGAGTAAGAGAACTTAGAAGAGCCTTAGGACTTTCCGGAGAAAGATTTGGCGAAAAAATCGGTGTAAAAAAATCTGCTGTTTCTAAAATAGAAAAAGGCTTAGTTGGATTAAGTGAACAAAATATCCTAGCCATCTGCCGGGAGTTCAATGTGAATGAAGAGTGGCTAAGAACCGGAAACGGTGAAATGTTTCTAAAGCTTGACAGAGAAATGGAAATCGCTAGATTAACAAGGGATTTATTATTGGAAGAAGAGGATTCTTTTAAAAATAGAGTGATTACAGTTCTTGCAAAGTTGACACCGGAACAATGGAAGGTGCTTAGTGAGATAGCTGAAGGACTAACAAAAAAAGACTAGGCACCCACCGAAGTGGGCCAAACCTAATCTAAGAATGCTTTTATGAGTTTGTAGATATATCTTAGTTGTTTTTCACTAAGCTTATCCAACAGCTCAACAATCAATTTTTTATACTCTCCATCCACCTAAATACCTCCTTAACGCACTATTTAAGGTAGCGATAAAGCAATTATATAGAACGTATGTTCTATTGTCAATTATGATTTTTCTTTACATGGAGTGGCATGGTGGTGGTTTTGCAACTTGTTCCAAAAAGGAACAAGTTCAAATTGAACTGTAGTATTATACGAATATAGGGTTGAAAATATATGAATAATAATTACACTGAGGAAATATTTGAAAGTATAAAGCATATAAATGAATATAATCAAGAGTTTTGGTATGCAAGAGAACTGCAGACGGCACTTGAATACGGTAAGTGGGATAATTTTAAAAATGTTTTAGATAAGGCTAAGGATGCATGCAAAAACTCAGGAAATAACGTTGATGACCATTTTGCCGACGTCGGGAAAATGGTACATGTAGGTATTGCCGACAGAGAGATACAAGATATTGTGTTATCCAGATATGCTTGCTATCTGATTGTGATGAATGGTGACAGCAGAAAAGAAGTCATTGCTCTTGGCCAAACCTATTTTGCAGTAAAAACAAGGCAACAAGAATTAATTGATGACTATGAGCATCTTACAGATGATCAGAAGAGACTTGCTATCCGTAAAGAAATGGCAGAGCATAATAAACAACTTGTAGCTGCTGCAAAAGATGCAGGCGTTGAAAGCTCTCTTGATTATGCTATATTTCAAAATTATGGTTATCAAGGCCTTTATGGCGGTCTTAAAGCTTCAGATATACACAAATTAAAGGGACTTAAAAAAGGCCAGCAGATTCTTGATCATATGGATTATGAAGAACTTGCAGCCAATCTTTTTAGAGCTACACAAACTGAAGCTAAGTTAAGGCGTGAAAATATTCAGGGTAAAGCAAATGCAAATCAGACTCATTTTGAAGTAGGTAAGAAAGTACGAGATACTATAAAGGATCTTGGCGGAACAATGCCGGAGGATTTACCTACACCTGATAAGAGTATTAAACAGATAGAAAAAGAACAGAAAAAGCTTGAGAACAAACAAAAAAGATAATAAAAAAGCCACCCGGTACGCTAATACAGGATGGCCAAACATACTATTGCAAGCTACTGCTCACTACAATATGCCCTAGACAAGCTATATTGTACCATATTAGCAGCTGTTTTTGCAATGGCTGTTATTTTTGTGCGTAAAATTAAGGAAGGTGCAATATGGCAAAAGCAAAATATACCAAATCTAAAGATGGTAAGTGGTACGCTTATGTATGGGACGGAACATATACAGCTACAGGAGCCAAGAAAAGAAAGAAACTATCCTCATCAAAATCAAGTGGAGATCTTGAGAAAAAGGTTTTTGAGTTTAACCGTACATTAAAAGAAAATGAGTATGTTAAACCAAGCCATTATTCTGTATTAGAATACTCTAGGCACTGGTTTATCACTTATAAGGCAATCAGAGAACTAAATACCAGGAAGATGTATGAGAACATAATAGAAAAGCACATATCTATGTTCTCAACTGTCAGGTTGCAAGATTTCCAAAGATTTCATATACAGATGCTAATAAATAAAAATAGTGAGCAGCCTAGAACCTGTGAACAAATAATGCTTACTATAAAGCAAATAGTAAAGTCTGCAATATCAGATAAGATCATTCCGCCTACTGCCCTCTTAGATCTGACAACCGGAATAAGCCTACCAAAGAAAAATACAAAATCTAAAAAGAGACCGCTTACAAAGAATGAAATACAAGCCATCAAAACAGCTGATTTTCTTCCTAACGAAAAAGCCTATGTTCTTATACTATATGGCTGTGGCCTTAGACGAGAAGAAGCACTCGCACTAATGAGATCTGATATTAATCTTGTAGAGGGAACGCTTAGAGTAGAAAGAGCTGTCGTATTTGATGTTAATGACCCCATTATTAAATCTCCAAAGACTCACAACGGATACAGAACAATTCCTATGCCTGATTGGCTTACATCATACCTAAAGGAATATATTCCTACACTTAAGACAGACTATCTGTTTACTACAAGGGATGAGCTGATAACTAAATCAAGTTTTAATAAGATGTGGAGAAGAATATTAAAGAAGATGAATCTTGAAGCAGATGAAGAAATTACCGGGCTAACCAGTCATATCTTCAGGCATAACTACTGTAGCAACCTCTGCTACCAAGTTCCCAAAATCAGTATAAAGAAAATCGCATCACTAATGGGTGATACTGAAAAGATGGTCCTTGATGTATATAATCACTTGATAGAAGAAAAAGAAAATACAACTGCTGCTATAAGTGAAGCTTTTAAGTTGTAATGTAAAAGGTATTTGGCTAATGTTATTCAACTATATAAAAAAGTTGCATTTACTTTTACTTACTCCCGTTACTTCCTTTTATTTAGGGCTTTCCACGGTTGCAAAAAAGTTGCATTATGATTTTTAAACGCCCAAAGTTGCAAAAAAGTTGCATTTATTTTCGCTTACTCTGCTCACTTTTATATACCTTGAAATACACAAAAAATGGCTCAAAGCCTTGTAAATCAAAGCTTTGAGCCTTTTCACACTGATGAGACACCCGGGACTCGAACCCGGGACAACTTGATTAAAAGTCAAGTGCTCTACCACCTGAGCTAGTATCCCATAAAAGAATAAATGCCTTGAACCGGAATCGAACCAGTGACACGAGGATTTTCAGTCCTCTGCTCTACCAACTGAGCTATCAAGGCATAATTGCGGGGACAGGATTTGAACCTGCGACCTCCGGGTTATGAGCCCGACGAGCTTCCAGACTGCTCTACCCCGCGACAACAATATTCAGAATAAAACTCACTCTTAAAAAGAGTGACTGAATAGTGGGGGAAGGTGGATTCGAACCACCGAAAGCAGTGCTAGCAGATTTACAGTCTGTCCCCTTTGGCCTCTCGGGAATTCCCCCATAACTTTATTAAGTTCTTTACCTTTACTCCTAAGAGTAAAAGCCGATAATCGGACTCGAACCGATAACCTGCTGATTACAAATCAGCTGCTCTGCCAATTGAGCCATATCGGCATGTGCAATATATTATCATAAAAGTAATATATTGTCAATACCATCTTTCAAAGAAAGATAAATGGGACCTACAGGGCTCGAACCTGTGACCCTCTGCTTGTAAGGCAGATGCTCTCCCAGCTGAGCTAAGATCCCATATTTAAACTTAAAGGCTGGAATTCTTTAAGTAACGACCCGAATCGGACTCGAACCGACGACCTCCGCCGTGACAGGGCGGCGCTCTAACCAACTGAGCCATCGGGCCATATAAAGGTATGTACCTTCAAAACTGCCTACCAAATTCCGAG